GCCGGAAAAGGTCCCAAACTGATTGGACCACTGAAAGGCGGTATGCTTACCAAGTACCACTATCACCCAGTTGAGGGCACACAGTTCAGACACAAGGCTCTTTCACGTGCAGTCAAAAAGGGACGCGAGAATCCCCTGGCTGTTATGCGCCGTCTGATTGCCATCAGTACTCTGACCAAGCGGACTCTGCCCCGTGCATCCAGAATTTACCGCCAGGACTTTGACTGGGTCCGCCGCAAACTCTTCAAGCCAAAGAAAATGATGACCAAACACGATATGGAGCACGCCCACGCAATCCGTAAGCACCACAATAAGATGTTGATGTAAATTATATGGTGAACAAAAAACCAAATCCTAGGAATTTTCAAAATTTTCAATCGTACGCAAACGCTCTTCGCATGTGGTACGTCAACAAGCCAAAAAACTCGTCAAACAGTCTTCACATGTTTCAGACTGCGCTTGCAAACTATTTCGCAACGCATGGATCATCCTCACGGACAAATATCACTGGACTCGTAAACCGTGAAGTTGAAAAACTGTACAAACATATCCACAAATACAATAATAAGATTCGTACACCAAACACTCTAGTTGCACCAGGAAGATACCAGCGATTCCAAATAGGAACATACGGTGGATATGAACCTTTTAATTTGCCTATAGCAAAGAATGCGGTCCGACGCCGAACCATGAACAATTTGTCTATGAAAGCATTCTTCGGAAAGGAAAAATCAGTCGTATCAAACTTGGTCGAAAATTATCTTCGTAAAACATGGAAAAATACTGGGAAGTACGCCTGGGAACATTGGCAGAACAAACCAATGTTGAAACCAAATGTCGGAAGGAAATATAAAATTTTCCGAAAACCAAACGGAACTCTGACATACTTGAACAGCAAAGGTCAATGGCAACCGTTTCCGAGTCAAACTGTGAAAAGGTTTATAACAGGATATGGGAATTCGGCCACTTTAAACCAAAGAGGTTTATGGACAAACGAAAACAAAAACGGTATGACGACATATTGGTCTTATCAAAAAAACGGTACATGGCGTGGTGTACGAATCAACAAAACGGGAGTTTGGGAATTCAAAAATGGAATGTGGAAAAAACATAAATAAAACTAATTGTACTTTCAAATACAATGGAAGATACAATCCGTGATGTGTGTCAAGCCGTCTGGTCTTCACTTGGACCAGGGTTTTCCGAGCGCATCTATCATAATGCACTTGAAGTTGAACTGCGTAAAAGAAACATGCCGTACGAAACTGAACGAATCATTCCAGTGACATATCAAGGTCATACCATTGGAAACATTCGTGCAGACATCATTATTGATCACTCAATTATTTTAGAAATTAAATCAGTTTCAAAATTGAATGAACAATTTAGAATTCAAATTCAAAAATACATGGAGCTCACAGGGTGTACACAAGGATACCTGATCAACTTTCCACCGGACAAAACTATTGTTGATATTGAATTTATTTCGTAATTATAAATAGAACATGGCCTCGCTTATGGATGCTATGAAAGGTCCAGGAGCAGCCCCTGCGACCAACAAGTCGAGCAAATATATTGCAATCTGCGCTTTACTGGTTGTCATCATTGTCGCAATTGTCGGTGTTGTTATGTATACTCAGGGCAAACTTACAGGACCAAAGGGTGATAAAGGTGATGCCGGTCAGGCTGGTGCGCAAGGCAGTCAAGGACCGGCTGGTCCAGCAGGACAAGTAGGACCAGCAGGACAAGTAGGACCACAAGGAAATCCAGGACCAATTGGTCCAGCGGGACCAGCGGGACCACCAGGACCAGCGGGACCAATTGGATCACCAGGAATAGCCGGAACAGCGGGACCAGTCGGACCTCCTGGCCCACCAGGACCACCAGGACCACCGGGAGCATCTGGAACCGCAGCTGTAGAAACAGCTGCAATCAACCCAAATGATCCAAATAATATTCAGAACCTAGTAGCAGTTGTAAACAGCAAAGGTGGATCTCCTGGTTGTAGCAGCAAAGGTGCACAACAATTTGCGCAAATGCTTGCCCAATCGGGTGTAATGGCACTTGCTGCAGGGAAAGGTCTACCTTCACCATGGCAATCTATTGTAACAATTGGAAATTACACTCTATGGTTCAAAGGTAATATGCAACAATACCAACAAGCTGTCGCACCGATTGTACCAAAATTGGCTCAGGTTTGTTCTCAAAAATAAATTCATATTGTTTTATAAAATTCCCAATTTAATTCATCGCAAATCTTTTTCCAAATCTTGTCTTGGACATATAACTTTTCGGTTGATTTCAGCAGCGGGAAACACTTCAAGTAATCATCTTCTCCGAGAAGTTCACACATTTTGTACAGCACGTAAGAGTATGATAAAAAGTTTTTTCTATTTGCCGGCTTATGTTTTTCAAATGGTTTCTGTATTTGATGAAACATAAGGCGTAATTTGTCTTCGAGAGCTTGAGCCATTGTCGGTGGTTGAATTCCGTTCAGAATTGTTGTAATGTACGGAACGTGCTCATAGTACTTTGACTTGTCAAGCTTTTTGAGAAGTGTCTTGACTTTTTCATGTGTAATCTCGGAGAGCTCTTTGATCTTTTGTTTTTTGAATTCATTTCGTAATTGCTCAATAACTTCTTGTGGTACAGTCGTCGACTCTTTTGCTTGAAACTGTGAAACCCATTCATTGAAATGGTTTTCACGTTTGTACGAATAGACAATGTTCTTCTCCATGTCCTGCTCCTCCTTGAATCCAACCTCCTCGCCTAAAAAGTACTCTGCAAATCCACACTCGCGACAAATCTTGTCACTCTGCGTCTCTTCAATCATCCAACTGAATTTTGCATGACAATTGGGACAAGGGTCACAATCCGGAGAAATTTTTATTTCAACCTGATCATCTTTCTCAACTTCATTTAAATATTGTTTCCAAATATCGTTTCGTCGAGTCCCTTTCTTCATTTTCATATCGACTCCAAACACCTTTTTCATCTCAGTCACAGAATCTTCGTCATCTTTTAGGTACTCGCGAAGTACCGGGACACAGTTTAACAAAAAGTCTGCCATTTCAGACTCTGACGTACAGGCTTTTAACCTTTCGTTGAACCGAGATTCCATACATTTAAAATCTAAATAAAACTTTAATTATCAGAAGAATTTGGAGCCAGGTAAAACTTTAGATCCCCTAAATTTGCGATTGTATATCTGAAAATAATTGGCATATCTGAGCTGGATGAGTTTTGAAGAATCTGCACACTAGAGCACATGCTTGTCGCCTTGGTGTACATGTTTATATACTTGAGCGAGTATACATTTCCGATATCAGTGACCGAGTCTGGATATTCAATGATTGTCGTCTGGTCTGCAAAATCGCCCAGACAACTCAACTCGAGAATGTTTCTGTACCTCTTGATGCTCATCTGGCTTGACAAGTTGTGCATATCGCGTGTAATTTTCTGGAAATCAATCGATGGCATTGTCGTAATGACATCCATGTGAATGTCTGGGACATCCAAAATGTCTTCGTTAATATCCAGCAATTTCAGTTTAAAATTCGTCAAGGATTTCTTGGTCGGGTTCTCTATCGAGATGTTCATAAAGTCACGACCTTCGATATCCATCGTCAGTGTATCTTGGCCAGACACAGACTTGAGCAGCTTGTATGTATTTGCCATGTTCAATCCGGCCGTCATAACCATTGGACAAGAGTACTCTTCGAAATTTTCGGCGTGCAAAGTCATGTGGACTAGTGTTACGTGTGCAGTATCCAATGAAAGAATCTGGACTCCTGCAGGCGTAAAGTAAACATTCACATCGTTTATGATATCTTTCAAAACTTCAAACACTGCTTTCAGAGCTGATGCTTGAATTGTCTTCAAGTGCATTAATTTAATTCTAAATTGAATTCTTTAAAACAACAACTGACGTGGTTGAATGTTTGGGTAATTTCCATTTCTGTTTGGTTTTTTGGGAGCATTGGGTGCTTTTTTGTTTCTGTTGTTCTTTTTTGGTTTTGGCGATTTCAAACTTTCTTCCAATAGAAGCGCGGTAGACACTGCATTGGCATGGGCCCGGCTCAGTAATCGGATCCGAGCTAAATTGCCTGGATTCAAGTATCCACCCATGATGAGAGCTAAAAGAATTTCCGGGTTTTTCAAATTTGCACTCATCTTAATTATACGCCAGATCTTTTTTGATAAGCAGTTGAGACTGACGAGTTTATCTTCTCTTCGAGATCAGGGGTTATGATTGGTTGGAGGCTGGCTCCATAGTTTGCAGTTTCGAACAAATTATTGTTTATTTCTGTGCCATCCAAATTGAATGCGTAATCGATCGAGTCAAACGACTCGAACTGAACAGGAACCATAGATTCGAGCCAGGACTTGACTTCGGATCCGACCATCATTTTTCCCTCATTTGTTACAAGTGTCGGAACACGCTTAATTTTCTGGCTTGGAACGCCCTGTGTCGTCACGTTCCAAAATCTCAAAATGGGCTGTAAAGCCGATTGCCCCTGGACGTATTTGAGAATCTCTTGACAATGATGACATTTGTCCGAGTACACAAGAAGTGCCATTTCTACTTTTGCTTTACGAATTTTTGGTAGAAAAAAGTCGCAACCTTTAGTAATATGGAGAAGTGGATTTACATAGTTCTCGTTCTTCTCCTGTTTTTCTACTTTTTCTGGCAGCCCAAGTCTACAGCTCAGTCCATGTTTGAGACTGCCGCTAGCAATCAGCAAGCCATTGCACCAGATGTGATCCAGGTCATTATCGAAGCTGTCCAAAAATTACACCCAGATGAAGTTCCTCTGGAGACCCTCTTCATCAACAAGACTGGTGACGAAAACTACAGTGCTCGTTTCATGTTTGCAAACACACAGGGCTTTTACGCAACTCAATATGATGTCGCTGCGAAAGTTGGCTCAGAGGGTGGTGTATCAATCCTGAACATTAGCTCGACCGCCCAAGTCGACAATTACGACTCTGGCTTTACTCCATACAAAGCAGACACATACACAGACTATACAGATATTTCTAAATTCAAAGAGTCTAAATTACAGTCCGAGCTTACAAACTATCGACAGAATGCCCAAAAGCCAATCGACACACAATGGCTCTCGAACCAGTCAGTCATGAATACATACGAGCAAAACATCCAGAACAATGCAGGTCTCGCCCAGTACATGGCAACACAGCCTCCACTCTCATTTTCTCCACAAGCCCCAACTGCATCGAGCTATGTACCAGGACCTTCACCAGCCCGTGCCGGTGATATGATTGCGTCTGGTGCACGCGTTTTTAATGCAATGTAAATACAGATGATTTCAGTCAAGGATTTAGCTGAACGAGAAAAGGTTCGACAAAACATCAAGAAGGAATTGTACAAACACATTCTGTCTGTATTTTCACGAAAAATTCAGACTGCATTTGAACTGAAGGAGAAATCAGTCATTCTCACTGTTCCTCCTTTTGTTGTCGGATTTCCAAAATACGATTTGGCGACGACTGTGAAATATCTCGGACGCCAACTGACTCGACTTGGTTACCAAGTCAGTATGATTAGTCCGATGCAGTACGAAGTGTCCTGGAATTTATCCACTGGAGCCACGACCAATCCAGAACCTGAAGTAATAGATCACGAAATGGAGTTTCCTAGTTTGATGAATCTAAAAAAAGCGGCTGCTCGTTACAAAAAATAGGTTCCGGAAAACCAGCCGTCAAAAATGTATCCATTTCCATCTCTGTGGGATTCCAGAAATATCTCTTGTCATCTGTGATTGTATCATGATGAAACACATCTCGAACCCGTGATCCAATCGAACTCACGACTTTAAATTGACAAAGACGGTCACCGGTCACTGGACATAGATAATTTTCAATCAGTTGGAGTCCGGCGTGAACCATAAATAGATACCTCGCGTATTCAATGTATTCTACGTAGACAGTCATATTCCTGTCTGGAAAATACGTAAAGGAAATTGGATTATTTCTGAATTTCCAATTTAAATTCAAAATTAGTTTGCGCGGAGGAAGGCCGAGATCTCTTCGAACTGCTGCATCAAAGTGTGAAAGGATTTTTTCTTTGACACGTTGATTCATTTTGTAAAAATAATGTTTGTTTTTTTTATATGGCACCACCACTCTATATGCCCGAGAAAGATTATTTTACGTATAAACGAGGAAAAATTTGGGGTACATACCCAGAACCGAATCAGAATATAAATAAGAATGCATTCAGACAACTCCTGATCAACAAGTACAACTTGAAAAACAATGCCGAATTCCAAGAGTTGTACAACAGAACCAGTCGTATGTTTAAGGCTGCCTCAAATTATCGAAATTTCATAAACTATGGTAGTAGGTGGAATAGAAGTTTAGCAAACGTGATACGATCCAATACAGGGTCGGGAGGTGCAGTTTTTTTAAAGAAATCATCCCCGTACACATGGAAACAAGTATATGGAGAAAACAGTGAAAACAGAAGATTCTTTAACAATAACAAAAATAAGATTGTACGCATTTTCCCAAAGTTTTCAAACAAGTACCCCGAGCTAGATTCCTATTATATCGAACCAAACATGACATTGAAAAGTAATGGTAAATATATGAGACCATCAAATTACTTGCAGTTCAGACAAGCCAAGGCGAAAGAACATGAAATGTTAAAGACGGTGCGTAAAGCGAGAGGTTTGGAAGCAATGAAACCACGCCTCATTTCAGCTCTCAAAAGAGCTCAAAGAAAGTCCCGGATACGTGAGTTTTTCGAGCTGACCAATGAACTCGCGCGAAAACCAAATAATATACTGAAGAGAAAGTTTCAAAACAGTAACGCAGAAAAGGCTCGTAAAAAAGCAGCCTCAATGAAGGATGCTGCAAACAAAGCAGCTCAGAATGCAATCAATGCTCAATTTGCAGCTCTGCGTAATAACACTCGACGGCTTCGTGAACGGAATGAAGCAATCAGAAGAGCCGCAGCAGGTGCACACAATGCAAACACGTGGATGAGAAGTTTAACCGGGGCGGTGACTCGTAAAAATACAAAACAAAAAAACAAACGCTAATGTAATGGAACTCTTGGAAGGATCTGAACGCCGATACGTCAGAAAACTCTGCGACTCGATGATCCCGACGATGATTGAGACATTTTGGGAAATTTGGCTCGAGGCGAAGAAAGAGTCCAAAGGCAAGAATTCAACCCTTGTGTTCCAGGAGCTTTTACGCGGAATCAAGACGTGGAATGGCTCAATCAGTTTGAAACACGCCGATAACATTAAAAACAAAAGCCCATTGTTTCAAAAGTTGTTAGCGGCTGTATTTATTTGCCATGTCAAGATTCTATTGAATGGAATTCGGCTCGACAAGAAACCAAAGAAGATTGCCGTCAAGCTTCCAGCCCATGACGTTTTTGTCCAAAGATGTTATGAAACCTGTGGTGAGTACTTGTATTATCATCCATCTGTTATTACGACTGAATCGAAAACTGACGACGACCGAAAGAAAGAACTGACGGCCGAATTCACTTGTAAAATTACGACAGTGATTGATGACTTGATTCCATGGGATTCAGTTGTTGGTGATTTGAGTACTGATCCTGAATTTAATGATGATGAAGAAGCCGATGAGGAGAAGGAGATTGAAGATCCTGTTCAGGAAGAGGAGCCACCAGAAGACACTGGGAATTTGGAGGATATTGCCAATGACAGTTCGGCCACAAGTTCAACTGAACCGATCGCACAGACACCAGGAGGGTCTGAGACGTACGCTGTGACGCCTAGTCTGAACCCGCCAGTCGTGAAAAAACTAGGCACCGAAGGAGAAAGTTTGTTTGATGATGCTAAGGAATGACAAAGTATGTGTCACTTGGATCATCGTGTTCAACCTCTGTAGTTTTACAGAGTCTTGGAAAAAAAGGACCAAACTATCCTTTTGATTGGGCATTTACCAATCCTGAATTTATTTTAAAAATAATTCAATTATGTACGAGTGATATATCTTCACATGATCTTGTGACTCAACATTTCTTCAAACATAGATATGGTCACATCAATGGGAATTTTGCACGTCTCGAGGAAGTCGGACAGGGAAGCTATGCAAATATAGACTATCGTGTTGCATTTCCGCATGAAGATCATAAAACATATGAAAATGTAATTCAAGCCTATGTACGACGAATTGATCGATTGAAGAGTGCAATACTTTACGAGCAGGATGTCGTGTACATATGGTGTCCGCCAGGGGAGACTCCGACGTTTGATGGTGAACCAATTATCAAAACTATGGAACCACTGAATGAAATTGCCAAGATTATACACAAGTATAATCCACAGGCGAAGATGTATGTGTTTACTGAATTTGAAAAAGAATTTGAGAGCTACTTGATCGAGCCAAGCAGGTCATATGGCGAGGTTGCAGGAAAAGTACGTGATATTTTTCAAAATATACATTAAATGGAAAAGTATTTCCGCGAGCCATGGAGTGCCGCTTTGATTGCCGCCGCCATCACAGCAGCATATGTGTATTTCAAAGGAAAAATGAATGGCGAAGGCAAACTGAAAAATTCAGACTATGCCAAACCCGCCTTTCTCGTTGCTCTCCTCGTCTATTTCATAGTCTCACAGGGTGTTGGTCAGGGGGATATGGTTTCGAATGATCCCTATTAAATAAAGAATTAAAACCATAAAATTGTAATGTCAGCATTTAATGAAATGCTCGGACGCTTTTATGATGAGATGCTTGTTGTGTTTCCGGACAATCCAACTCTGAAATCTGCACGAGACAAGCCCCGAACACGCGTGACACTCGAGCGTTTCATGAAGCAGACTGCAGCCCGAGCGCATCACTTGACTGCGAAGAATAACGCATTCTTCACAGAGAAGAATAAATTTATGAAGGAGATTGGAATGTGTGACGTTTGGCCTCAATGTACACCAGAAGTGAAGGAGAAGGTCTGGGCCTACCTCGGCAATCTGTACATGTTGGGTACATCAGTCCAGATGATTCCACCAGAAATGATGTCTGTGATTGAGAATGCCGCCGAGAGCTGCTCAAAGGATGTAGTTTCAGCAGACGGTCAGCTGGATCAAGAAAAGCTGATGCAAAGCGTGAACAGTATGATGTCTCAGATACTGAAGTCTGGAAATCTTCTCGGGAATAAGTAATAGAATGGATATCTTCCAGTCGGACAAACTTCTTGTATTCTGGCCGACTGCGTATCAAAGCGCCAAGGAGCGGGCCGAAGCTACAGCACGATTTGTAATTTACGCAAGTATTCTCGTCTATATCATCAACCGCGATGTCCGCATTTTCGCTTTAGGTGGTCTTGTCCTCGCTATTTTGTACTATCTGTACACTGCGAATATGATTTCAGATGGAAGCAAGCGCCGCGCAACAGGAACCGATGGAAGAGTCCCAAGCTCTCTCCGCGGTGGAGTCACTTTACCTACTCTTGACAATCCCATGGGAAATGTGCTCATGACTGACTACATCGATCAGCCCGACAGACCATCCGCTGCATGGTATCCAAGTGTCCGACAGGAGGTTCAGAACGTCTGGTCCGAAATTCATCCATTTGAGCGCAAACGTGATGCCGAGAGAAATTTTTACACAGTCGCCTCGACAACAATTCCAAATGACCAGGCAGGGTTTGCACAGGCTGCCTACGGAAAACCATTCTCTCCGATGTGTCACGACCAAGGCGGTGAGGCTTGCGACATTGACAGCGATCGCTTCCACTTCCCCGAGCGGCCTCAAATGAGAGCCGGAAACGGCAGATAAATTAATTTCCCCGGAAATAGAAAGATGCCATCTGTATATTACAGTACGGCGCCGGAACTTCTTCAGGCTAATGTATGGCAAGGACCAGCCACTGTCACTCAAGTCGATGTGATTGAGGGTGAGACGAATCTTCGCCCGGTCGACACCCTGTCTTGGAAAAAGACTTATTCCGAGTACCCCTACGACTTTCCCAATTCATATGTCACAATTCCACTGCGTTGGCTCAACTTTGATCCACGCAGCACATATGCTGATGACCAGAACAACAGATTCGTTCAGAGATATGTAAAGAAATAAAATTCCTCGGTTAGATTAATATGGAACCACTGGCTCTTGCAGCCGTAGTTGGTCTAGTGTTTGCTGGAAAAGCTTTGACAGATGATGACAATGTCAAACAAGCACCAACCACTCGACCCATTCGACCCATTACTCGGAAAGATACTGATTTGATGGCCCACCCAGGTGATCACTGGGCAGATTACGAAGATGTGAAAATTATGACACCCGACCTTGGGCGGCGGATTGGTGATTTCCGGTTAACTCCCAAGAATGAGATTGCCTCTCTGCAAAAGCCACAAATTGGAAACACGCGGTTTCCATATGGACAGCCTGTGTACGATCTGTACGGACGTGAGAACATCACAAACAAGATGAACAACGTCCCTCCAGTCGAACGCATGAATGTCGGTCCTGGTTTGGGTGTCGGGGCGGATGTTCCTTCGACCGGTGGCTTCCAACAGTACTTCCGCGTCCTCCCCAACAACATCAATGAGGAACGTTTGACAACTCTTCCAGGTGCGGAAGGCCCACCCAATCCAGTCGTGAAGAATGGGTCGACAGAGATGGGAGCTGTGACACACGTGGCCAAACCGACCAAGTCATTTTACCGCCCCCCTGCTCAGACCAGTGGACAGGGACAGGGTGGTTCTCTGCGTGGGTTCGAGGGAAGGCCAGAACAGATGCGAACCAAACGCAGCACTATTCGTGGAGACACTGGATCCCGTGGAGACACTCTCGAACTTGGTCCATCTCAATACAACGTGTACCAACCTTATGATGGTGCATTGATGGACAAGAGTCTGCCTCACCTTTCAGGAAACAGGTCAAACCCAGACAGAGCAGGAAACGGACAGAGAATGAATGTCCGCGATTACCCAGTGAATGTCGTCGGCACAATGACTAACGTACGTTCCGAATCCATTCCATTCAACATTGGTGCAGTTGAGATTGTCCGCGGAACAACTCAAAACTATATCAAACCAGACTTTGACAAATTTAACAACAAAAAGATGAATTCAAATCCATATGCATCTCCAGACAGCCTCGACATTGCCATCAGACAACTCGAAAAGAATTCATTTGTTCCTGAACCAATCAAGTCAAATTAAGTTGGAAAAAAATATAGAGTAAATGTAAAATGAGCGGCGGTATCGTACAGCTCGTGGCAACTGGAGCTCAGGACACTTGGCTGACAGGCAAGCCAGAAGTGTCTTTCTTCCGATCGAACTACAAGCGGTACACCCATTATGCGCACTCCGTTGAGCGTCAGGTCATGCAGGGAGCTCCCCAAGCTGGCGGCATTTCCATGATTCGTTTTGAGAAGAAGGGAGACCTTCTGTCCTATGTGTATTTCACTGTCCGTGATAACAACAATTCAGGCATTTCTAACGTCGACTGGTCCAAGGTGATTGACAAGGTTGAGCTCATGATTGGTGGCCAGGTGGTGGATACCCAGGACTTTCAGTGGAGCACAGATGTCGAGCCCATCGTCGGTGCTCAGACATTCTCGACCCGCTACCTGAACTTGAATGCAAGCGGACCAACAAACCAAAAGAACTATTTCTACCCCCTCAAGTTTTTCTTCTGCAAGGATTACTTCCTGGCTCTTCCACTGGTGGCCCTGCAGTTCCACGATGTTGAGCTGCGGATCACCTGGTCTGCAAGTCTGACGCAGACTGTCACCTTCGGCCCAACTACCAACCCTCTCCTCTCCACGGTTCCCCAGGCTTCGATCAACGTCTTTTCGAGCTCAACCGTGAGCGCGTCTCCCAATACAGCCAACTTGGTTGTCCAAAGCACTTCCGGCCCACTGTTCCCAGGTCAGCTCCTCTCGAACGTGCTCGCCCCTGATGCAAACACATGTGCTACCGTTCTGTCAGTGTCCAACGTCACTGCCGGAAGCCTGTTTTCCAACGTTTCCATCACCTTTGCGAATAGCGCCTCTTCCAATCTGCTGTACGCTACAAACGCACCTGTGAATGTGTATGCACCTGTGACAACTGCAACTGTGGTCGGAGCAACTGTGTCAACGACATCGGCTGTTCTGTCTATTAATCGCATCGCGTCCCCAACTTCCGGATCAGGCATCCAAGCTGGTTCCTATGTGTCTGGACTTCCATTCAGTGGACCAGTCGTCGTGAGCGCTTCGAACGCCACGACAGTCACAGTGACATATGGATCTCAGCTCAATCTGCCATCGGCCGCAGTTCTGACTGGATCTCAGCTGAGTTTCTTCAACGGAACTTCCACATCAACAACCACATACGGCAATCTCCAGTATGTCTGCTGGGCAAACTTCATCTACCTGGATGAGGCTGAGCGCAAGTTTTTCGCCGAGAATACACACGATATGCTCATCCATCAGGTGGTTCGCGTACCCATCGGAAGCGCATCTGTGACTGAGCTGGCTCTGGCTCAGCCGATGAAGTTCATCGCCTTCCAGAGTCAGAATTATTCCCAGGTGTTTCAGAACGGAAACAACTCTCTGCAGGCTTCTCAGTTTATGTTGAAGACGCAGATTAACGGAATGGACGTTGGTGAGTTCCGTCACTTGACTCAGTGGGTTGATCAGCCTCAGTATTACAACACTCCTTTCGGCTACAACCACAATCAGCAAACGGCCAATGTAGCCATCATCAGCTACTGTCTGGACACATCCAAGAGTCAGCCAACTGGTACACTGAACTTTTCCCGGGTCGACACATACCGGATTGTGACTCCTACAACTCTGGCCGACTCTACTGGCCGCACTGGTCTTCTGGCTCTGACCAATCCCAACGTCGCCTCTCCCTACCTGTATTGTGTCAACTATAACGTGCTCCGGATCATGAATGGTCTCGGAAGCGTTCTGTACGCCAACTAAAATTGATGGTCTTTTGTATATAATGCCATTCTGGGTTTGGGTGATTATCATTTGTCTCGTGTTTTTGGTTTCATATGATAAGCGTAGCGGGAAACTCCAAGATTTTTTTGGTCCAGACATAGTAGAAGACCCAAGAAATGGGCACAGTGAGAGAACGACACAAAGCAGTGGCGATACCGATGAGTCAAGTTGATGGAGTTCCGCATTTCCTGATAGTTCACGACCGAAGATATAGGGAATGGACATTTGTGACGGGGGGGTGTCGAAGACGTGAAATATTCAACCCATTACGTTGTGCTCTTCGTGAACTCGAAGAAGAAACTCGTGGGCTTATAAATTTAAAAAAAGGCGCCTATGCTTATTTTAAATTTTCCACAGACACCCGTGAACCGCGCGACATTGAAGATGGCGTCAACGTCATCAATCATTATCACGTCTATGTGTTTGACATGCCAATGACGCAAAACGAGCTCAACAGTGTCATTTCGGAATTCAACGAAGAAAAGGTGAAAATGGAAAGCAACTTTATCCCTTTCCGCAAAAATTACGATGAAAACGACGCGTGCGAATTTGGAACACTCGAAGACATTACACAAAAAGACAATCTGTGGGCTATGATCCGTACTCACGTCGTACGGAATCCTGAATTTCAAACTGCCATCAAGACAAGGAATAAAACACCATTTAATTTGCGTATTTGAATTAATTTTAAAATTAAATTAATAGTATGACTCCGCCAAAGATTTGGTATGCCAAGAAACTTTCTGAACTCAGGATAGAATTGAAAAAAGAAGATGAGACAGACCCAGAGATTCTTGCCACCCAAATGAGAACTAGCCGTCTCTGTTATGAAATTGAAAAACTTGAAGATGAGATTGAACAAGCTAAAGAGCCAGAGGCTGCTCCACCTCTCGCCGAAGATGAGCTAAAGGAAATTGCAAACAAAAAGAAAAACAACGGGACAAAGAGCTTCTGGTCACGATTTATTTTTGATTCCGAATCAGACATTGATTCGGACTAAAGAGGAGTCGCCCTAAACAACTAATGGAACTATGGTCCGTACCAAAAGCACCAGGGACACATCTGTTGATGGATGGAGGTATCCTCTTCGTCCCTGATGAAGATATGGATGCGTTTTTTCAAGTGTATATAGACACATTGAAAAAACGTAAGATTTATGTCGTCGAACAAAAGACTGATGTTTTTAAATTCTTTGTCGATTTGGATTACAAAGGTCAAGAAAAATTGTCAGATGAATTCATTTTACTAATTTCAAAAAAAATTCATTCCATCTTGGGAGAACCTGGCCGATGTTGTATCGCGCGTGCCCAAGTTCGAGCTGTCAAGGAGGGTTTGAAAACAGGTGTTCATATTCATTGGCCAGACTATAGAGTGACGAAACAAGAGGCTTTAGCGGCGCGTACCAAAATTCTATTGGAAATTCCTCAATATCCAGGCATCGATTGGGCGCAGGTGATTGATTCCAGTGTATATGGAGGATCGGGACTTCGGATGCTCTGGTCGCACAAAAAGCCATCTGGAGACCCATACATTCCGTGGAAAATTGTAGAAGGCGAAGAGTTTTCCAAAGAACCAAACTTTGAAACATTGAAACTGTTTTCGATACGGTGCTCAGTGTCGGAAAGGCTACAACCGAGTGATCAAGATATTCCAGAGGCTGAACCGATCGAAGAGTTTATTCAGAGATATATTCCAGGGCAACGCAGAACACAGGTGAAAAAGATTCATCGAATGGAAGAGGGAACGGATGCATGGTACATTCAAACCGATTCCAAATATTGCGAAAGAATTCAGGATGAACACAAGTCCAACCACATATGGTTCCTGTTACACAAGGGACGCATCAGTCAGAGGTGCTTCAACGACGAGTGCAAAACTCACGACTTTTCCCAACATATTCTTCCTCCTAGTATAGTAGATGAAATCGTTACTGTTGGTAGCCCTGTTGATATTCGTTTTATGGGTTGTATTTCCGAAAGGAGTAAAAGGCCAATTCCTGAAGTACGAGCAAGCTGTTCACCCATACTCTGGCCTTGATCCTGAAAGTTGGAAGAGATTTCTCAACAACATGAATCTGTTTCGTTCCAAGATTGAAACAGACATGGATCTTTCAGCAAAGGCACTGTATACAGCCGTGGAGAATGTTCGGGATATGGGTCTTGGTGTGAGACATGCAGATGACACAGAGTACCAAGATCGTCTCAATGACATTGCAGGGGATTTGGCATTTGAAGGTGAAACTGTGCTCATGAAAACAGCCACAGACAAAGGACTCTACTTTTTCCCCAAATTCTTGAATGACAATTTGAAAGATTATCCAGAATTACCTGCACAATCTTCATTTGTTCCTTCAATTGTACGTTCACATGGGCAATAAAGAAATAAAATAATAGTACTGTATGGAGACAACAACTCGCAGTGGTCGTGTGTCAAAACCCCCTAAGCGTTATGAACCTGTTGAAATTCCAGTCGATGACTATGCGACTGATGATTATGACACTGAATTGAATGAAGACGTTGAATCCGACGATGATGACGATGATGACGAAGAGTTGAGTGATGACGATTCAGATGCAGATGAAGATGGAAATTTAGATGGCTTTGTTGTACCAGATAAAAGCGAGAGTGACGATGAAGATAGTGAAGACGATGGACAACCGCCCGTCATTTCTGTCGTCAAAAAGCGACCCGTCAGCGGCAAGTCTTGAGAATGAGCAAGTGGAGCAAATGTATGCTCCACCGCCACAATACGTTGAGAGGAGGGACGTAGAGAGGAAGGATGATCCGTTTGAGAAGCTCAAGAACAATCCGCTTGTTCTTGGGCTTCTTGTGGGAATTGTGATTGGAATTATTTTGACGAATATGCGTCCGGTGATTATTAATCCTAAGTGATCATGTAAGAAACTACATTTCCTGAACTTGAAGTGTTACCGACAAAGTCTCCGATAGGTCCTGTTCTATTTTTCGTCAAGTCTTCTTGTAAAAACCCGACCCATGGATTTTCTCGAACCTGTGAGCTCGGTTCCATATCCCGGAACACCTCGTACTGATTGTCAAATGCCATTGTCGGCCGAGCTGTTCTCTGTGGGACACACACCTTGTCGAGATTTTTATAGACTTTCCAAACCAGAAAGAGAATGACGGCAATGCCGATCAATATGAATATTCTCATTACATTTACTCAACATTTTCCTTCTCCTCCTCAATGGCTGGCATCTCAGACTCCTTCTCCTCAGCCGCCTTGCGACGCTCAATCTCTTCCTGCACCTTGGCATCAGCCATCTTCACGAGCTCCGGCATGGTTGCATCCGGAAACTCCTTCTTGAGACCGTCGATGAGTTCGGCAGGGTGTGGAATGGGTGGAACATCAGGCTTGGTGTAAAACTTGGAGTTTTCATCGGCTGGGTCAATAAAGGGAAATTCGCCTTCGATTGGCTTGGCGACGGCATCACGCTTGCGCTTCTCAAACACAGCAGCTGCGGCCGCCTGGTTCTCCTTGTACTTTTGGAAAATCTCCTCCAGCTTATCGTTCTGGTAGTGCACATCGTCAATCTGGTTCCGGTCAGGGGGAATCAGCAGCCACTTGTACATGTCAACGACGTAAATGTCGACAATCGCATCCTCCTTTTGCAGACGCTTGGCGTGAGATGCAGCCTCATCACGAGTCGCAAAGCACCCACGAATCTTAAGACCAAGCTTCTCATTCTTTTGTGGCAAATCAGGACCGACAAATGAAATGCATGCAAACAGTTGTCCTGGAACAGTCAAATAATCTTGCTCGAGAGTAGCCATTTAGAGAATACAATACTCAATTTTTTAAGTATGGACGCGCTCAGGAAACTACACAATGATGCAAAACGGAATTTGATAAAGACCTGGATTCAACCAAATTCCCATATATTGGATTGTGGATGTGGCCGGGGCGGAGACATTCACAAATGGAAATCAATTCGTAATGCAAAAGTTTCAGCCATAGATCCAGATGAAGAATCTATGCGTGAAGCCCATGAAAGATCGACGCAAACTGGAATTGGAATTTGGTTTCTTCCTCCTGGAGATGTTCGAGATGCTGTCAAGTGGGGTCCATTTGACGTCATCTGTTACAATTTTTCGCTTCACTACATTTGCTCCTCAGAAGACGTATACTACAATTCCATCCAAGCCATTTCCAAGTCTCTCAAAGTGGATGGACGATTGGTTGGAATTGTCCCAGAAAAGTCACGGATCGAAAATTTAATCCCAGTGTCTGGAACATTTCGAGATGCACTGGGAAACACTCTTGAAAAGGTTGGTGACAGGTTGAACGTCAAGTTGGTCGATGGTCCGTTCTACAAGGATGGACCCAAACTTGAACCAATTCTGGATGGGAAGAAGTTCATTTCGGATATGATGCAATTAGGGTTTCGAATGATTTTGTGGGAGCCGATGCTTGACAAGCCCAACGGACTCGTGTCAGACATATATTCAAAATTTGTCTTTGTGAAATATAGATGAAGAACATTATTCTGATTGTTCTTCTTGTGTTTTATGTCTCAATTCTTTTGAGAATTCAACAACCGTCACTCTTGTCTGAACTGAAGCGCCGGTACGAAATTGTCAGAACAGGTCTTCCTCACGAGGAGCGATGGGACCTCATCAAGAAACACTGCGCCATCATCACAGGAACTGACGAGAAGACTGGCATCGTCGGTTCCAATGTGAACAAAGGGTACGAAATTTACATTTGTCTGGATGGAGATGACATCAAGGCGGCAATGTATGTCTTTTTGCACGAATTAGCACATTTGACTGTCAAAGAGTACGATCATACACAAAAGTTTTGGGACAATTTCAAGGATCTGAGAGGTATTTGCGAACACTTGGATGTGTATGAAAAGGTTGGGGAGCAACAATACTGTGGAGAAAAGGTCAAGGAGTGATGTACTTGCGAGCCATGTAGAAGACGATCGCAGCCACAAGAGCAGTCACAATCATTCCAGTGACTGACATGTCACCCGACTCGTTCAAAAACTTGGGCACCATCGTAGACAGTTTGCCCTGGATTGGTTTGGAAAATGCAATGATGGCGGCAACACCAGCCAGTGCAGCCTGATACTGGTCATCCGTCAGTCCAAATGGATTCTTTGAAGATTTGGACTCTCCGCCGCTCGTCTCGCGATTCTGTCTCTTGGACTGAACCATCCGTGGTGGTCCCTGAATCTCATCTTGCATCATTTGTCCAGGACCGGGCATAACCTCCTCGATGGGTGTCGATGCAAACTCTGCCATTTGAGATTCACCAATGTTTTTTTCACTTGGGTTTGGCAACAGACCTTCGGGAACACCTTTCTTCTTTTCATCGCTTGAAATATCCTTGGACATCTCAATTCCAGCATTCGGGTCGTAATTCATCATCCCTGTTCTGAATCAATTTTTTTCAAAATTAATATCAACGCGTCTTTTTTACAATGACAGTTTGACCCTTTGGTCGAACACCACCTTGTTGAGGGGGTTGTTGGGCTTGATATCTTGGATTGTAGTGTTTTTGATGATACTGCCAAAACTGCTGACTTCCGACTCGAAAGTTTTTACGAATAGGTGCTTTATACCAGAAAACCATGTCCTGAATTCTATTTGTTTTGCACGTATTGTCCAACACAAGACACTCGTAGTTTTCAGTGCATGCATCCATCACCTGGGAAAACACATCATAACTGGGGAACATTCCGAAAAAACACTTGTACAGATTTTCTCTGTTTTGTTTGACATTGTCTCGAAGAACAAACACATAGTCTGTATTTGAACGGATCATAGGTGTCATGTCCATCACGTACTGTGTCGTCATCATGAAAAAGATGTTCCAGTGACGGCCATTCATAAACAGATTTCTCATCACAGTGTCTCGCATGAATGCCCGGTCATACATACAATCATCCATAAGGATAAAGACGGGTGGGAGACGTTCCTTTCCGACACGAGCCGCAATTTTTCTTTGTCGTTCCATAATTTTTTCAATAGCCTCACGATTGTAATCTCCGTACACAAAGAGATCCGGAATGAATTGTTTGTAGTGTCCGTTTCCATCTTCTGTACCGGACATTGCAATTCCAGTCGGAACGTGTTTCTTGTGCCAGAGAATGTCCGTGACGAGAGTTGACTTGCCTGTTCCACGCTTTCCGATAAAGACACAAACCTTGTCGTCTCTCATTTTTGACGGGTCAAACTTCCTGAGAGGAATGTTTGCCATCTCTGTTGTAGCGTTTCAAATTTTGAGATTAAATTGAGCGCAGAATTTTCTTCACATCTAGTAGAATGTCAGCTGGATACATCCAGTTGGCTGCAATCGGACAACAGGATGCATTTTTGACTGGGAGTCCCAGTGTCACCTATTTTCAGGGGTTGTATTCGCGAAATACTCCATTCGTTCTTGAAGCCTACGAAATTCCTTTCAACGGAACACAAGTGAATTTCGGAAGTCAATCTATTTGCCGTGTCCCGTTTAAAGGAGATATTATACGAGGTCTCACTTTAAAAATTAACATGCCAGCCCTGAACAACCCTGGCAACGATTGGAGTTGGTCAAATGTCGCTTCGGAATCTGGATTTTATCCCAAAATTACAATCGACGGACAATTCTTTCGGGCTCCGACAACTGGTATTACCTATTTTTCATCAAACTTACAATCGATGTTTGAATGTCAACCTAATTTCCCTTTGAATCTTGGATGGCTGAGCAACACAGCTCCATTCGGTCAGCCATCTGTCGGAACCCTATCAACCAATGTGTACTACGACGCCAACGTAAATAAATTCTCATTCACGGCGTACTCAAACGTGACTGTTGAACCAGCCCAGGCTTTGTTTTGGGGATTTGACCCGAAAAATTTCGACAATGTGTTCCCGGATGGAAATTTGAATTATGTATGGTCGACATCCAGTTTCCATCGAACAACGAATGGCCGGGCGACTTCTGATTTCACACTTGAACAAGCTGGATGGACGCGAGGTAATGGTTTACCAAACGCGACATCACGTGCTGGTCTCTACATGCAAGTTCAACAGGCGATTATTCCGGCAGTTATTCCGACTGCATTTCAATTTCAAATGT